TTTAATGATATTGACGAATCAATCAGTGTTGACAATAGAGTTGAAAATATAAACGCTCCAAAGACGAATGAGCGATTACAACAAATTAGTAATGTTCGCAACGAAGCCAGAAAAATAGAAGAAGCATCTGACGACGAAGAAGACGATAGAATAAAAATAGGCGAAAGAATAAAATTAACAGATTTAGATGTTCATGACCTAGAAAGACCAAAGATTACCAATAAAATCCCGATTGGTCTAGAGGAAATAGAAATACTGACATAATATACTTTTAGAAAAAGTATAACAAAACCCATTCTTTTAGAAAAAGTATACCAGACAATTCGTAAAATTTTCATTAACTTTATTTGTATTTAATGTAAATGACGGAAGTATTTATATATGCTTTAGCAATTTCGGTAGTATTTTTTCTATTCAAGTTTTTGGAAATGAAATTTACATTAGACGAAGATAAGAAGCCGTTAAAAGTTATAATAAGAGAAACATTATTAGTGTATTTTGCTGCAATCATGGGAATATATTTGTATTCCCAGTTTGATAGCAAAGACATTAAATCCGGGGGAAAAACTACCATGGCATTTGTAGATAACCCGGCTTTTTAGGCATGAGAGTATGTTTAACGAATTTCAGTTTTATTTTCAATGTATAATAGCATATATATCATATTACGTATGATATATATTTACTATAGTTCACCTTTCATGTATCAGGTATCCTCTTTCAAATGATATGTGTGCCTTTTTTCTCCTGTTACCTGTACCGGATACATTTTTTGTTTAAAACTGTGGTATGTTGTCCAGGTTCATTATTTTCACACTTTTGTTTAATTTCTTCTTGCTCGTAATGTATTTTTTGAATAAATCATTTTCCAACTGAACTGATGGTATGGCATTATGAATGGTTCGCGCTATCATTTTATACAATTTAAATTCCGGATATCGTTCTTCTCCGGTTGTTTTATATAAAATATTTCTGTCTTTGTCGTCTATTAACCACGAAGCAATCATTTTGGCTATTTTATTCTTCTTTAGAGTTTCTTCGGCCTCAAATATATCCTCCACGAAATGATCATATAAACAACAGGCTAATCTACATAAATCAAAGCTAGGATTCGGTTCTAAACGTGGTTTATTATCGTCTATATATGGTTCACAGTTATATTGTGATGCCGCATCGCCTTTTGGGTGGAAACTATCACTACACATAATCTGACCACTAAATTTATAAATAGCTCTGCCAAAATCAATTATCTTATATATTTTTCCATAAGTAGGAACCTTATATGTAATATTATTAAATGTATAATATAAAAATTGTTTTTCAGTAGCTATGTACATTATATTATTGGTGTGTAGATCATTGTGAGTAAATGAAAATGCTTTTTGAAATACAGACAAGGCAATAATGACTTGAAATAAACATGAGACCCATTCGTGGTCCTCCAATAAATCGTTGTCCATCAAATAATCTAATGTATTTTCGCACTTTTCCAAGGTTATCATTTGAACAGGGAAATTAAAAATAGAACAAATTATATCATCGTCCTCATCATCCTCATCATCATCGTCCTCATCATCCTCATCATCCTCTTCATCATAGTTGTTCTCGTTCCCAACACTATCGTTATTGTCGTCAATGGAATTTGCGTCATTATCACCATCAATCGATGTGTTTGACGATTTTGAACTAAATGTAGATGACGAAGATACGGAAAGAGGTTTTTTCAAGGGATGATTATAAATACAAACATTACTGAGGTCTATTATTTGTATAGAAGATGTGTCTGTTAATGTTACTATTGAGATATCATTATTTTCTATTGACGCATGTGGATTGGATTTATTATCGTCGTGGTTGTCCGTAAAAACAGAAAATACATCACTATTAAATGTATCTAACACAATCTTATCTAATCTGTCATTAATTACCAGCCTCTTTTTATTTGTTCGCGAGTCAAGATTAAAAATAGTAGCATGTTCTTCATTTTCAATGGTATACATAGTATTCATGTTCATATGAAAATAATCATTCTCGTTCAAATAGTCAATATCATCCACAATATTATACTGAAACTTGTCTTGATTACATATAAATGCTCCATAATAATCAATACAGTTTAAAAACCCGTAGTTATGTAATAGCTGGCTTGATAGATAAGTAAAGAATGAATCTACATATGCACTGTTATTTTTGTCTTGTAATTTAGGAAAACAATTCACAGTGTTAAACTGTGGCAAAGATATTCCATCGTTGCCTGATAAATCATATTTACCAGTTAAATATTTCAACGGGTCTAATAGCGGAGAAAACTTACAAAAAATATCCTTTTTGATTATATTGTTCGAATTGTCGGAGACATTCATTTTTAATGTGTTTTTTGTAATCTCTTGGTCAATCGAATGAACATAGAACGTTTGGTTTAGATTAATGCTGTTATAATTAGTTGTGTTGAGAGAAAAGAATTTTTCATATAGAGGGACATAGTTTTGTAATTTGTCTACTCCCAAATTAGAATTCTCTAAAGCTTTGAATAATTCCTCATTTTTATTTTTGCGATAATACAATGAAAAGTTCATTCTTTATTATTCTAAAAGTAAATATAATAATTCATTTAAACTAATTTTTAATAAATACTTCAAACCAGTAAAATATCAAAAGAGGTGTCCGTCGTATGTTTCGTATTTCGACCATAATTTTTTTCTTTTTAGAAGATAAATATGTCGCTTGATATGAAAAAATTTGATATGAAACATATTAGTTTTCGTCCTGACGAAAATAAAGGTCCAGTCGTCGTTTTAATCGGGAGAAGAGACACTGGTAAAAGTTTTTTAGTTCGTGATTTATTATATTATCATCAGGATATTCCGATTGGAACTGTAATTTCTGGTACAGAAGCAGGCAATGGTTTTTTTAGTGAACATGTTCCCAAATTATTTATACATGATGAATATAGCAGTGCTATTATAGAAAATATTTTAAAACGTCAAAAAACAGTATTGAAGCAAATCAAGAAGGAGATGGAGGCTTATAAACGCACCAATATAGATCCGAGAGCATTTGTCATATTAGATGATTGTTTATACGACAATAAATGGACAAAGGACAAACTGATGAGACTATTGTTTATGAATGGTCGTCACTGGAAAATTATGTTAATTATTACTATGCAATACCCGTTGGGTATACCACCTAATTTAAGAACAAATATTGATTATGTTTTTATTTTAAGAGAACCCTATATTGCCAATAGAAAACGTATATGGGAAAATTATGCGGGTATGTTTCCTACATTTGAATCGTTTTGTCAAGTAATGGACCAATGTACTGAAAACTTCGAATGTCTTGTTATTAACAATAACGCCAAATCCAACAAGTTACAGGACCAAATATTTTGGTACAAGGCGCAAAACCATAGTAATTTTAGGTTAGGTTCGAAAGAATTCTGGGAATTATCAAAGGATATTAATAGCGATGAAGAAGATGAAATATATGATCCAAATAGTGCTCAAAAGCGTGGATCGGGTCCTAAAATACAAGTAAAGAAAAGTAAGTGGTAGTTTACACGTTATATCTACTAACCAACTTCGAAATAAACCTTAATTTTTTTTGTATTCTTATATATAATGAGTAAGAATACAAAAAACGGCCATCCGGCAACAAGTAATATAGATGATATTCCTAATACAAACACAAACAATAGTATTAATTTAGAAGTTGCCGAAAAAATAATACCCAAGACACAAGACGATATTATAGACAAAGCAATAAAGTCAGTAGTAGATAACACCAAGAAGAAACCGATAGATCCAAGGGGAATAATTACACCACCATTAAAAGCATCAAAAGACCTACTACTCAATGACAATAATAACGAAGTAATGGACTACAAACAAACCAAGGAATTTATCATATTTCAGCATGAAATAAAGGCATTGATTAACAATAATATGTTTATTTTAAAGGAATGTAAATCAAATAAGCGGTTATTAGATATCAAATATAGCGAATTGAATACATATATCAATTATATTCAGATATCCGTGATAGTGTTGTCAACTGTATCTGGTTTTTTACAATCCACCAAAAATTATTTTGATACGACTGAATCAATTGTATCTGTATCTGGTATTACAATCTCAACCTATATCAGTCTTATATTATCAGTGTCCAAATACTATAAATTCGACGAACAAAAGGAGCGCATTCACAATTTAAGAGAGAAATACGCCAATTTACACAATAAAATCGAGTACAGAATGGATATATTGGGTCCGCATACAAAGGAAGAATTGTGGGAACATCAAGACGTAAAAGAAAAACTGAGTGAGTGGTCTAAAATAAAGATAGCCATGGATGAAGAGTATTTGATGCTAATTGAAACGAAACAATCATTGACCACTGAATTTGAATCTATCATGGATTCCAAATCGCGAAATGATAATTATATCAAAGATCGTGAATTAGTCTTACATAATAGAAAACAATTGTTTCATTCATTAGTAAAACACAAACGGCTGGAAGATGAGATTAAAAAAATGGATATTTCGACTGATTTTACAAGTGCGATTCAGTTACCAGACGACGATTTAAATAACTGGGATGATCCAATTTAACGTTCATATCCACAATTTTTACAAATAAAATATGATTCTCCGTAAATAGAACTTTCTACTTCTCGTTCGAACTCATGATCACCATATTGAATAACACATGTATGTATAATGAGATTGTTTATTTCGTCTATTTTATTTTTATAATTAGCAATCTCTGTTTCACATTCTTTTATTTTATTATATAATTCTTGCTTGAGAGCTTGTTGTTCATGAGTACCTGTTACCATTTGTATGTTTTCTTAATTAAGGCGATTAATTATATAATCAATTTTTTATTATACGTGTGTGTATACCTACCTATACCTATACATTCTATACATTCTATACAATGGCCATACTTATTTCTCTTTCACTCAATGGTGGAT